AGAGATGGAATTTACAGCCGACAATGGTGAAACTTTTGTCAGGGATGAACAAACTGAAAACATCTACGAATTAGCATTGGATGATGAGGATGGTGTGTTTAGTAGAAGTAAAACAAGTAGATTTGAATTTGAAGAGGAAGATTTTTCTAGTGAAGAATATCACCAAATGATGGAATCTAAAGGATTTAAAGCAAAAGGTGTTGGAATGGGTAACGCTTCAAAATATCGAATGAGTAAAAAACCAAATATGGATGGTGGATTTAAAACTGTTAAGAAAACAGTTAACAAAACTATGGGTACTGGTAAAGCAAAATTCGAATATAAAGAAGGTGAAAACTTAGATGGTGAATTTAAAAAACTTAAACCTTCTATGAGAAAATCAGAATTTAAAGAAGCGTCAAGAACTTTAGGTAGTGGTAGATCTTGGGGTAAACCTGGTGTAGACAAAAGAAGAGCAGCACCAGCTAACCTAAGAAAAGAAAGCACCGAAGAACTTGAATTATTAAGAGCAAAAAATGATGAATACAGAAAAGCGCTTGATTTGTTTAGAACTAAATTAAATGAAGTTGCAGTATTTAATTCAAACCTTGCTTACGCGACTAGATTGTTCACAGAACATTCAACAACTAAACAAGAAAAGATTAATATTCTTAGAAGATTCGACAATGCCGAAACTTTAAAAGAATCTAAAGGTCTTTACAGAACACTTAAGTCAGAGTTGGACTCGCCAAAAGCTAGTGAAACTACAATTGCAGAATCGGTTCAAAGAAGAGTAGAATTTACTCCATCTACTGGGTCTGCCGCGAATTTGATTGAATCAAAAACGTATGAAAATCCACAGTTTTTACGAATGAAAGACTTAATGACTAAAATAAAATAAACTTTTTAAAAGTACAGTATATTTATAATATACATAAATAAAAAATAAAGCCAAAAAACAAATAAAAATGGGAGCATTATTAGAATCAGGTCTTGTTGGTAACATTGGGTTAAAACACCTTAAAGTTATCAAAGAAGATACAATTAACAAATGGGATAGATTAGGATTCCTAGAAGGTCTTAAAGGACATTTAAAAGAGAACGTTGCGCAGTTGTATGAAAACCAAGCGTCTCACTTAATTAACGAAGCAACATCTGAAGGATCAAATGGTGCATTTGAAACAGTTGTATTTCCAATTGTTAGAAGAGTATTCTCTAAATTATTAGCTAACGATATCGTATCTGTACAAGCAATGAACTTACCTATCGGTAAATTGTTCTTCTTTGTACCTAAAATTCAAGGGTATTCAAGTGGTTATGATAACGGAACATCAGGTGTTCATTATCCACCAGTTGGTTCTCCAGAAGCAGTTAACTCTGGTCAAAATAGTCCAGGACAAGGTTATGGTGACTCGTCTGCGACAAACTTTCCTTACGCAAAAAATCTTTACGATTTATTCTACGAAGGTGCAGAACCAGGATTAGATCCAGGTGGTTTATTTGACTATTCAAAAGGTCGTTGGTCAGCTGTTACAGCTCCAGCTACAGTTGTTGTTTGGACTGGTAGTTCTTTAGTTGATGCAACAGGAACATTAGTTAATGCTTATGTTGGTAACACAAGAAAAGTTCTTATTAAACTTTGTGGGTGGAATAACATCCCTGGTGCTGGAAAATTAGTCGGACCAGACGGAAACGAAATCGATACAGAATCTTTCCTTTCTGATCTTAAAATTATTCCAAATACTGGTTTAGGGTTTTCATCTGGTAACACATGTCCACTTCCTACTGCGTCTCAACCACTTTTATTTAGAGTTGTTACTCAAAAATATGGTAAAGGAATTGTTCAGTATGGTGAAACAACACAAACTACTTTCCCAATTGATGGAAATGGTGGTTCATTCTATGACATCTGTAACGCAAATGGATGTATTATTCTTGAAGTTGATCTTTCTTGTCCCGCTTGTGCATCTTGTGGTGATGATTCATTAGACGGATACACAGGTTCTTCTATTTCTGCAATTACTTCTGGTACATCATTTACTGCTGTATGGAGAAGATATGAAGAACTAGAATTTGAAGAAAAAATCGGTGAAGTTTCTTTTGACCTTGAGTCTGTAACAGTTTCTGTAACTGAAAGAAAATTAAGAGCACAATGGTCTCCAGAGCTTGCTCAAGACGTTGCTGCATTCCATAACATTGATGCTGAAGCTGAACTTACAGCATTACTTTCTGAGCAAGTTGCTGCTGAAATCGATAGAGAAATCTTGAGAGATTTGAGAAAAGGTGCTGCTTGGAACCTAAGATGGGATTACAACGGATGGAGAAGATTGTCTTTAACAACTTCTTACACTCAAAAAGATTGGAACCAAACTTTGATTACTGCAATTAACCAATTGTCTGCACAAATTCACAAATCAACTTTGAGAGGTGGTGCTAACTGGATTGTTGTTTCTTCTGAAGTTTCTGCAATCTTTGATGACTTAGAATACTTCCACGTATCTAACGCGTCTCCTGAGCAAGACCAATACAATATGGGTATTGAAAGAGTTGGTACTTTAGCTGGTCGTTACCAAGTGTATAGAGACCCTTACTTCCCACCAAACACAATTTTGTTGGGCCACAAAGGAACGTCTTTATTAGACACAGGTTACATCTACGCACCGTATGTACCTCTACAATTAACACCTACAATGTATAATCCGTTCAACTTTACGCCTATCAAAGGTATTATGACCAGATATGCGAAAAAAATGGTCAACAACCGCTTCTATGCCCGTGTTACCGTTGATGGTGTTCGTACATTTGATTTAAGAGAATTGAGATAATCAAAATCTTAAAAATATAAGGAAAAGGTCAGAGAAATCTGACCTTTTTTATTTTATTTAAAATGAATAATAGATTTTTTGTTATAGTTTATTATATTTATAAATATGAAAAAGTATATCCCAACACAAGAAACCATTGATATAATACTTAAAATGTATAATGACGAATTATTAGGTTCAAAATCAATTTCACAAGAATTAAATATAAACCAACAAATTATTTTAAGAATTTTAAAAGAAAATGGTGTTCAGGTTGGTCCGTCTGGAAGAAGATTTATTGGTGGAAAAAAAGTTGCCGATAAAAAATACCGTGAAAAAAATAAAGAAAGATTATATAATAATCACAAAGAATGGTATGAAGAAAACAAAGACAAATGGAACGAATATATAAAAGAATATCGTGAAAAAAATAAAGACAAAATTCGTGAAATAAAAAGAAACTACGAAAGAACTCGTAAAGCAAATGACCCCATCTATAAACTAATCAATAATTTCAGAACCGCAATATATCAAGTATTAAAAGAAAACCAAATTCAAAAAAACGGTCACTACTTTGAGACACTAAAATATTCACCAGAAAACCTAATAGAACATTTAGAGAGTAAATTTAAAGATAATATGACTTGGGATAATTATGGTAAGTGGCACGTAGATCACATAAAACCAATATCGTCATTTCAGATAACAGAAATTGGTGATGATGAATTTATGACTTGTTGGTCCTTAAAAAACCTACAACCATTATGGAGTGACGAAAACATAAGAAAATCAAACAAATTATAATTTAATTTCGGTAAATGTTCATCTAAGTGATTTTTTACTTTGCAATTAAGTTTTTTCAAAGTATTTATTAAGAAAAAATTATTTATGAAAAGTATATTATTAATATTAGGACTATTAGTTAGTTTATTTAATTTTAGTCAAACATCACTACTATCACCAACTGGAGCTGGTGGTTTTGAATTAGGAACAACTCTTACCGCAAATGGTTGGACCTCAGTACAGGGATTATTAACCGCCAGAATATGGCAGTGTGGTATTGGTCAAGCAGGATATACAGGAGCTCGTGCAGCATTTATCGGAAATTCCTCAGCAAATGTTGGTGCAACAACTGCGGCTAGAACAGTACATATTTATCGTTCAATTACAATTCCAGCAGGTGCTACTAACATTTCTTTAACATTTAAATATAAACAAGCAGTCGTTGATAACACATATGATTATTTAAGAGTTACTTTGTTGTCTACAATACCAGTAAATGGTACTTTACCAACTACTGATATCATAACAACAATTGACCCAACGGTAGGGATTACTACATACACAACACA